ATGAGTGATTTTCTTGGATCTATATTTGGTGATTTAAGTGCTACACAAGATTCTATTGGTAAGTCAACATATGAGAAGATTCAAAACTTCTTTGATAATAATACTACCCTTGATGAGAGTAATGTTGATCAGCTTGATGGTATCTTACAAATGCTTGATCTTCCAGAGCTTAATAAATATTCACTACCTCCTAAGTTGAGTAGACTTATGGATCTACTTTCTATTAGTAAGTCAAAGCTATTCGGTAGACGTAATAGAGATAAGACACATTACCAATCTTATGGTTATGCTAATAGTGACTACTATGGTTATAACCTCGGTGATAGACTTACAACTGGTAGTGAGATTGTTGTTGGTGAACCAATCGTAGCTAATGAAAAGTATAGTGGTAAGTATATTACACTTAATACTACATTCCCGCTAAGTGCACGTGTTACTCCAACGATTGAAGTTACAGATGGTTTTGTGTATGGTACATCTACTGGTGAGTTAATATCAGCAGCAACATCAGAGCTTGCGGATGGTACAGCAATCACACGTGAGCGTTTTAGTGAGTGTGAGATTTTAACAGAGCAAGGATTTGAGATTCTTACTCAGTCATTATCAACTAGCTCAACTTACTATAGATTAAGTGATTACAACTCAACATGGGGTTGGCCATTACTCTCTGGTGGTAGTAGAGAGATTACAGATATCTATAACTTTTACTACCAGAAAGATACATAAGGAGAAATCGAAAACTCCATTATTGACTTTACAGATCCAAATAACACCATATCTTATAACCTCACATCATATGATGAATGGTCAAAGGATAATGGTATAATGTCCAACATTTTTGCTCAGTCACTATACGAAGGCCTCGAGCTTTTTGAAGATTAAATATTAAAGAAGATGGCAAACCAATCACTAAGAACAGTTCTTGTTAAATACTCTATCACCAATCCTGAGATTACTAATGGTGATTACAGAGATACTGTTACTCCATTCTCATTTTTAGATTTTATTAACAATACTCAAGCAGATTACACACCTGAAGAGTATAGTTCATTTTATAGCTCATACCTACAATCTTGGTACTCACAGCAGCAAGGTTCAGAGGCAGAGCAAGCAGCTCAGTTTAAAGACTACTATAAGCAGTTTATTAAAGAGATTGTCATTAACTACACTACAGAGACAGAGAAGAGATTCCTTGAGAAGATCAACTTCAATGACCCTGCTGACTTGGATGTAGCTATTCCATTCTTTGCTAACAGGCTTAAAGACATTGCTCTATTCTATAAGAAGAAGAGAGATGAAGGTAAATATGTTATTGATAGAAACAAACTCAAGGGTAGTAAGACTGGTCTTGAAAAAGCTATCTTTGATAACATCTACAACTTCACATTCAATACAGAAGATGCACTTGATACATCAACTCCAGATGTTATTGCAGCTGTAACAGGACTTGGTATTGAGATTGAAGAGTATGTTGATGTATACGGCGATTACTTTGATCTTCCAGATGGTGGTGAAAGTAATAACATTAATGAGATTGATACTAAGTACTATCTTGACCCAGCTGGTATTGAGGCTATAACTGGTGAAGAGAACTTCTTAACTAATCTTAGAACATTCAAGATTAACCCACCGGCGATTACACCTCAAGAGTTTGATGCTATTTGTAATCCAGACAATGCGTTGGTTCAAGTTGACAATCAATATAGGAAAGGTGGTCTTTCAATCAGTCAGGTATATGCATTGAAAAGAGCTCTTCTTTCCAAGTATCTTGGTACAGATATTTACTACGTTGATACATCTACTACTCCTGCTACATCAGGGGTTATGATTGTAGCTGATAATCCTGCTGCTAATGCTCTAAACTTACAAGGTGCTGATACAGCTACAGTTGAGAGTAATCAAACAAAGCTTTTAAGAGATGTTGGTCTTAACTTTAGAGCTGATGATATTGGCTTGTTTAAGCTTCAAGCTGAAACCTTTAGATATAGCATTGAGAACCTCGAAGCAGATGAGTTCTATATTTTCCCTGATCCATCCAAGTTTGGTAATGTATCAACAAACCCTCAGGCAGATTACCCAATCTATTATAGGTTTGATCATAGAGACAATACAAGAAACGTTTCAAGTGGTTTTGCTGCTGGTGATCCAAAGATTACTAATAAGGTTACCACATTTGAATCTTATACTACTAAGGAAAGAAACAATACACAACTTGCTGAGCAGAATGACATTAGCTATAAGCTAAACTTCACAGATCTCTTTAACCAAGGTCTTGTTGATAAGTATCAAACAGATGTATTTGGTAATGAGTATGCTCTTTTTAAGGCTGAGTCACTTAGACCTATCAATGAAGAAGCTTCAACACAAATCAAGAACCTACTTCTTAACGGGCATGTATTCTTTGATTACTTCGAAGGTTATAACTTTAACTACTCACTAACAGGAGTAAGTGGTAATACTTTCAAGACTGGACTTACTTCAGTTACAAATGGATTTAGTGAGTTGGATGGTCCTTTAACATTATACATGCGTGAGTTTTATCCTTATCAGGAATTGATTGAGGATACAAGAAACCTTATACCTTTCTGGCGTGATGGAGGTGCATTTACTTTCCTTGATGGTACCAATCTTCCAGATCCTCTTTCAGGTCTTGGACCAGGCTATCCTGCTTCTACTAACTACTATTACACAGTTCTTGCAGAGGGTACATTCCCAGAAGATCAGCAACTAACAACAGAGCAAGTAGTACTCTCAGATATTACAACAGAAGCTGATTTCCTTATTATTGCTGAAGAAAGTGTTCCTAACTTTGAACAGAACATCAAGTATTACCTTTCTGCTGGTGATCCATATACTAACTATGATGGTGGTTACTTTGTGGATGATGTTATTCTTCCGAATGACTTTAACTACTCTGATAACTATAGATTCCTTGATACAGCTGATACTAATGGTTCAACTATTCTTTCAGATCTATCTTCTTCAGTTGTAACACTTACTAAAGAAGAGAAGAAATCACTTAATGGTAGGTTATATGTTAAGAATGGTACTTACTCAACATCAGAGCCTGTTTCAGCTGCTCTTAAAGGTACAGTTAGTAAGTATTCTACAGCAGTTCAAGATCAAGTTAATCATGACCTTGTAGACTTTGATATTATTCAAAATACTATTTTCCTTGAGACTAAATCAACTCTTATTATTGATAAGATTTCACATGAAGATGGTGTGTTTGTAGCTCCTTCTACTGTTAATACATTTTACAGTGTTAACAGTGCTAGTGGTGTTGAGACATTTACTAATAGATTCTATGTTGAAGAGACTGGTAGAGTATACTTTGCTAGGTTTAGAGATGATTCAAATAGTAGCTGTGAGAATGTTGCTGATAACTATAAGGCAGTATATCCTGAAATCTATGAGTATAGCATTGCTAACAACACTACAACAAAGGTATATCCTGAGAGTGAAATTGATAGTTCCTTAAGCGCATTCGAACTTAACATTATTAATGCGAATGAGAGAAACTATACTCCTGATGCTGTGCACACACCAAAGATTGCATACAACAGTAGAAATGACTTGTTTAAGGTGACTTACATTGTTAATGATAAGAACGACTTTACACACATGGTTGATGTGTCATTTAGAATGGTAGATAATAAGTTAACTGTTGTTGATTCAAATAGATACGAGACATTAAATACTATTGTTAGAACGTCAACGTTTGGTAACTTTACATCATTTAGTCAGATTTCTGCTACTGGTGGAAGCTACTCAACAGACACAGATAACTTTACCCTTACTATATAATGAGTAACATCTTTATTAACCTCCCAGTCACAGAAGAGAATACAACAGTTCTCAAAGATGAGATTTTATTCAAAGGTGCTCCTTCTATTAATTTCATACTTTCTGGGATTGATGAATCAACTAATGCTGCCTTAACTCTAGATATTAACTGGGGTGATGGTTCTGATACAGATTTCAGCCAAAAGGACATTGTATTTAACTATAAGGAAGAGTCTATCTTTAACGAGATGCTTTATGGTAAAGTAGGTGGTACTATTCTTGATGAATACGAGCATACATACGTACCATCAACTAGCTCATTCTTTACGAACCTTACAGCTCAATTCCTCGTTCACTTTAATAATGGATTCTACGCTAATATCAATCAACCTATTAAGTTGATTAGAGAGAGTTATTATGATAATATCCAGAAGCTTGGTATTACTTCTACTCAAATGACAGGATTTTCTGGTTCTAATACAGTAGCCAATCTACAGAGTAAGTTCAACAACAGTACCTATATTACTTTCCTAAATAATTGATTGTGTTCTTCATTTGTACCATTAAATATGTATGTTAATGGCTACTACAAATACATATCATGTAAGCTCAGTTGCTTTCCCTACAGCAGAGTACGACGATAGATACATATCTGTTGATCAAACTGCTTCTACACTTGAGCAGGGCTTCCAGGTTAATAGTATTGACGCACTTTCAGGAGCACGTGATAGTAAGATTAACAACTACTCATCATTCTACATGACTGGTAGGAATAAGCTTACTAACTTCCTTTCTATATCTTCTATTGCTGAAAGTCAATCAACTTCACTAATTACTAAGATTGGTTTTGAAAGACCTGGTACAGAGCCATCCAAATACTTCTACATATTCAAGAGCAATCTTGATGCTACTGATCAGCAAAAAGCTCTTGGTCTTAAGACCCTTGATACTACTGGGTTATTTGATAATAACTTCTTTTTCGAGATTGAAGCCCTTAATAACAACCTTTGTCGTATTAAGCACAACAACGGGTTGTTTGACTTCTACCTCAACTACAACACATCAGAAAATACCTTCGTATTCTACCAGAATGTAGATTACTATAAGGGTATCACGCAAGAGCGAAATGATGTATTTAGATATGTGCTTGATGATGATGGATATCTTCAATTATTCAAGTTTCATAACGATGTTCTTAATGTTGTTACTTTAAGTGGTGATAGCATGGTTCTCGAGCCATTAAAAGCTGGTAGTCTTAACAGAGGTCTTAATAACTTACTTCATGTTAACTACAACTTAGATCAAAATAAGCAGTTTTTAAATAAAAGCTTTGCAAGCTATAATAATCAAAAGACATCTAATCTTATTCTAGATACAGAGAATAGTAATGATGATGAAGATGGTCAGTATTTATTTGTTGCTAACTACAATAGTATCTCAGCTGATAGTATGCCTATAAATTATCTCTCACTTGATACTAATAGGTCTGAGTTTAACTTTGTCAAAAGGGGTTCTAGCATGGTTAATAGTCCAATCGGGCTAGGTCAAGATCCTAGAGAGTATTATGGCATATATTCAGGTAATGATCAAGAAAAAGGTCTTACTAAGCTTAACCTCAATTACAGTTTTTATGATAAAGATGTATTTATTGTAAATGGTACAGATACTCACTTTACTGCACCTTCTTCAATGTATCCATACGAGAAGCTAAACCTCAATGATACACAATTTGCCTTTAATGGAGCTTTTGCTGGTCCTTCACCAAACCTTGCTGATAAGGTATTTGTAAAGAGGCAGAATAGCACACAATATGATAATGGTAGATATCTTTGCACTTGGTTGTCAGGTGGTGTACTTGGAACACAGGGTATATGGGTAGATAGATACTACTATCCAGATAAGATCTCAAAGAGTGCTGCTCTTTCTTCTACATCAGTATATCAACCTTCTTTCTTTGATAGTGTCGATAGTGTTGATCTTGCAGTAACTGAAGCAGTTCTCAATAAGGAGAAATTCTTCGATAAGAGTAGTGATTCTGCTATTGTACCAAATGCTTCAGTTAAATATCAAAGAATTGGTAATGCTGACATCACAGAGCTCATTAATAGCTCATCTCCTATTATCTCATCATTTGATAGTTACTTAACATCCAAGATTGTAAGAGGTGAGACAGAAAATATTTGTAATGACTTTATCGGTGATGAGCTTACGTTTGATGGTGATAAATATGCGTGTGTTAGAGTAACAGATCAGATTGATTCTGCTAAGAACTTTACATTGAACTTTAACATGTATATTAATCCTGAGAATCAGTATGGCTTTGCTCTTATGGGCAACAATACTAATAAAGGATTTGGTATTTTCCAAGATCAGACAGTAACACCATTTGTTCATGTTGTAAGTGAAAATACACTTTACATATATAACACTGACTTTACACTACTCAATAGAATAGACTTTAAAACCAAGATTAAGCAGGTATTTAAGAGAAGTGCACTTGATGACTTTATTGTAACATGTGCAGGTAATCTATTCTATAAGGTTAACACACAAGGTAATAAGATTAAGCTTGAATGTGGTTCAGATATTCTTGATTACTATGGTGCTTATCAGAAACATGATAATATCGACTTTATCTCATCTGATCAACTTGTAAGAAGAATCAATACTAATACATTCGCAGTATCTACTCTATCAGCTGATGAGTTTGATGTATATGAGAATGAGTTCTGCTTATATGACAATGTTCTTGAGTATAAGGATACAGTCTTTAAGTTACCTGGTAGTAATACTAACTGGGAAAATGACACTACTACATTCTATCAAGTAAGTAGCTATATTGTTAAGCATAATCTTGACTCTGCACCAGAAGCTTTCCTCAGAGCTGATAGTATTAAAGACTTTACTGTTGTTAATGATAAGATCTATGTTCTTAAGCCAACAGAATATTTCGTATTCAATACAAGTGGTGTATTTGAGTTATCTGGTTCAATTAGTAACATTAACATACCTTCACCAGTTACACAAACAACAGTAGCTCTATCAGGTGGTGAATTTATATCAATGGATTGGATTAACGAGTACATTAACGGTGTTAACTACCAATACCCAGTACTACTTGCACAAGGTAATGATGATAAACTATACCTTTCCAAAGGTACAATGCCATCACTTACAGCAGCTGCTCTTTCAGGTGTTACTCTTGCTTCAAATACTGATGATACAAAGTTAACCAACTATAATGTACTAAATCATATATATGATTCAAAGACTATTGACTTTAAGCTATCCTTAAGGAACTATCTTGATACAGAAGATGTGCTTAATAAGACTATTTCGTTTGACCCGCCACAAGAGCCTGGATTCTACAACTTTACTTACAGACTTGATACTAAACAAGGTAACTCAACACTATACATTAATGGTGAGTTGTATGAGAACCAAACTTTCTCACCAGGTAAGTATTTGATCCAAGATGTGTTCAGTGATGAGTTCTTCATGGGTACAGCTGGGTTCCAAAGTAACTTAGATTTATCTACTTACTTAAGACAATCTGGTTATTACTATACTAAGGACTTGACTATAAGAAATCCATTCATCTATGACCGAGCTATTGATACAGAGCTTGTTTATGCCTTATATCTCTTTGAGAAGAAGATTGATGATATTGTGCTTTCTGTACCGGCTGGTCAGAGAACATCAAAGACTGAGATTCAGCAGTTCTTCAAGTTTAACAGAACAAACTCCTCTAACCATATTGATATTATTGTTAGAAATCTTAATATTACAGATACAGTAGTAAGAGATCAGATTAAAACATCTATACTTGCTGAAGCTAATAGCTTTGCACCTGTTGGAGTTAAAATTAACGACGTGAAATTCCTCGATTACTAAAGATGATTGATTATACCTCATATAAAAAGATATATACAGCTGGTGAGATGTTTACTCTTACCGGTACAGATTTTCATGGCTTTGCCGAAATAACAGACGGTATTGCTACTGAAGTTTCTACTGGTAAAGCTCTATCATCTAAGAGTACATATGCTACTGATCTATTCTTTACTAACTTTTACACAGATCGCGTTATTGCTGATGATGGGTTAGTACTTCCAAATACAGAGAGTGAATGTGTCTTCAATCTTAATGATAACTTCGATTATAAGCTGTTTCAGTTTAAGTTGGATAAGTTAAGAGAGAATAACACATATGTTTACTCAAGACTCTTTATTGCTTCTAATAAGCTACCTTATGCCGAGACATTAAGATATGCTTCTGTAACTAACCCCTTTACAACAGGGTTTGAGATTCGAACATCTGATGCTGAGAATCCTCAATTCCAAGCAAATACAAAGTTTGCTAATAACTACTTTTTAAGTTCATTTGGTTATATTGTTGATGCTACTGCTCAATCAAACCTCGAGTATGATGATCGTTTCTCCCTGTTTGCTTGTACTTCTTCTAACCTTATATGTTTGACTGGATCTAACACAAGTCTTAAGGTTATTGAAGACTCTACTGGTTATGAGTCACAGGAGAACGACTTATCATTTGCTGAACTTGGTGGTATTGCTTCCACTGAGAGACACTTATACCTTTCCGATACCGGTAACAACACGGTTCTACGTTATGAAATTGGAGGCTACATTAATAATGATAGCTCACTTCGCAATAAGCGTAATTACCTCGAATTAGTAGGTGGTTATGGTGGTGAAACACGTGCAACAAAATTTAAACGTCCAACTAAACTTGCTGCTGGTGATAATCGAGTAGCTGTTTATGATTCAGGTAATCTAGTTGTTAAAATCTTTGATGAAGAGTTTAATTACATTACACGTATAACATCTATCGATCTTCGTACTGAGACAATGGGTGCATTTGGATTTGATCCAGACTTTGGTTCATTGTATGTTGTAACATATAAAGATGTAGAGACTAACGATATAACAACTCGTACACCATTCTTATATAGATTTAGTGGTGATAGCTTCCGTTTCAAAGAGAAGATTACACTTAATGATAAGCTTAGTGAGACAGAGGTTATTAAAGATGTTACATTCTCTGGTACAGATAGTAATTACTGGTATTTCTCTACAAACCGTACTGTCTATAAGAAGTTTAAGACACGTCCAGCTGAGGTTATTGGTAAATTTAGAACTGAAAGACTTTACCTTCTTAACTTTGCTGACCATACTGAGACAATAGATGATACTGTTGCAACTATTAACAATAGGTGGAATTTCCAAGACATTAACTTTTCACAAGCTGACTTCTACTGGAATCTTGGCTTAGGATATGGTGATGTTACTGATACTGAAAGAGTAAGTGGACTTCTTGATGATGAGATTTCGAGCTTTACTGTATTCCCATCTACTAGTGCTTATGATAGAGCTATTATGCTTACAGATGGTAGATTGTACTTCTTTGATGAACCTACTCACACAGCATATCAGCGAGTATTGAAAGATGAGAACTATGATAACTACGGTATTGAAGGCTTCTCACTTAATAGTGATAGTTTCATTCAACAGTCTGTTATTAATACAGAGCTCTTTAAGATTGTCAATGATACATTAACACTTAAGAACAATATTATTGGTAGATTCACAGGTAAGTATGTAAATGATGTACTTGAGCTTGATAACTATGATTACAATGTTGAGTTTGATAAGTTCTTGATTCAAGAGATTGAAAATCTATATGTTCATGCAAATGAAGAGAATCTTACAGGTGTTCTTAATAGATGTTTTAATCTAGTATATGAGCTTCAAGAGAAGTTAATGAACTTTGTCAAGCCAGGTGTTGATAGTAAGATTCAGCCTTCATATACAGTTAATGGAATTATAGAAATATAATTGCTTACTACTGCCACTGACATAAATATATGTATGGCAAGTGAATCACTAACTAACACTAACATATCTGAAACATATGTCGGTGTCCTCCACGCAAAAGGTGCACCATTACCATCATCCGGTTTACAAGATATATATGACGGGTTTGGTAATAAAAGTGCACTGAGACTTGGTCAGACCGGAGTCGAGATCGATGGAACGATTGGTGATGTCTTTACAAATTCTATAGCAGAGGCTATCTACCCTGTTGGTTCAGTTTTATTCTCAACTGACAACAACAATCCAAGTACTCGTTTCTCTGGAACAACATGGGAGCAAGTTGCAGAAGGTCGCTTTATTGCAAGTGCTGGTACAGGTAATGATGGTACGGAGTCAGTAGCAATCGCTGCTGGTAATGATCCAAGTGGTAAATATAACCACCAACTTTCAGAATCAGAACTTCCATCACATAATCACCAGGCTAAATGGTCAGATAATGGATCGACGAGTTTAGGAGGTGATACAATTTCTCCTGGTAACTCCAATAATGGTAATGATTCATACTCTACTGATGTTATTCAAAATACCGGTAGCAATACTCCTCATAATAACATACCACCTGCATTTGGAATGTATGTGTGGAAAAGAACTTCCTAACAATTTAAAACAATGCCTGACGTCGAAATCGTAAAATTAAAATTAAGGAGAGGTACTGATGCACAGCGTCAGTCAGTTACTCTAGAGCAAGGTGAACTTGGTTACACAACAGATGGTAAAAGAGTCTGGGTTGGTGATGGTTTCACTATTGGTGGTAGTTCTGTAGGTAATATAGCACATCCACCACTCTCAGTAGGTACAAGAACCGATCTTACAACAGCTGCTACCGGTGATATAGTATATGAAGACAATTTACTTTATCAGCTCTCAGGAACAGATGCTACAGTGCTTTCATCTTGGGGCTTTATTGGCACACGTCCGGATGAATCCTCAATTGAGTATGATGGTAGTAATCAACTACATATTGTTGATGGTGGTATAACTGCTGATAAGCTTAATAGTGATGTTGTTGCTACAAACGGTGGTCTTGCACTTAATCCTGTAGAAGGTCTTTCAGCTAATGTTGATGGTACATCCATTACTATTTCTAACACAGGTCAACTTAGTGTTATTGGTGGTTCTATTAGTTCAGGAAGTCTTGGTGATGGTATTTGTGGTGGTAGTGGTGCTGATGTTGAAGTTGATATTACAAACTCATTTTGCTTCCAAGCTGGTGCATTACAATTTGCAAATGCTCCTTCTGAGACAGTTTGTGCATGTGGTATTAAATCCTCAACAGTATGTGGAGGACTTGAAATCGATAGTGGCTTCCTTAAGATGCAGACTCTTGGTGGTGCAACCATTAGTCCTTTTGACACAAATGACTACGATCAGTATGGTCGTGTTATTTCCAATGAAACTACCATTACACAGAATGTTACTGGTGATTCAGGATCTGGGTACGAAGGTAGTATTATTGACACACTATATACAAACCAAACATTAGTTTGTGCATCATCATCTAATAGTGATCAATCTTCTACTATTACCGCTGTTTTATCATCAGCTGGATTCCTTACAATCCAAACCGGCACTTGTGGCAACCTTGCAATTCCAGTATTTAAATATTAAAAATCATGGCTAAGAAAATCGAAATTCTCGAAAACACACTTTTAAAGCTTCTCGTTCGACGTGGAGATGATCTAGATCGTCAAAACATTACCTTATCAGAAGGTGAACTTGGATATACAGTAGATAACAAACGTTTATTTATTGGAGATGGGCAGACGCTTGGTGGTAATGTTGTTGGTAACGTATATCAAGGAGCTTTTGCTGACCATACTACAGTTACAGACGCTGTTGACGGTGATATTGTATTTAACGATACTAGTAATACCATTTACTTTAAGACTACAACAGGTTGGCTTTCAGCATCACAGATTCTCCAAGCTGGTGATGAAACAATTGATATTGATGCAAGTTCTGGTACTATTACAGTTGGTACTCTTTCAGCTAGTAACTTTTCCAACGACATTGTTGGTAATTCAATCGAGTTAGTTAGTGGTCGTATATCTTTAAGTAGTACCCAAATTAAGACAGATCAGGTTAGTGCTAATAGTGCTTCACATCTTAAGCTTCCTGGTGATCTTAACATTAACTCTGTTGACTATACATTCCCAGTTGGTGGTCTTGGTAGTAATCAAGTGTTTTTAGGTGCTGATGCTAATGGAGATCTTCACTGGCGTACACCTCAGAAGTCATCCACATTCTACTTTAACTCTTCTGCAGCGGCTGTTCCAGTTGGTACTGTTGTTGCAGCTGCTTCAGGTGCAAGTATGCCTACTGGTTGGTTGATTTGCGATGGTCAATCAATTGGTGTTCCATCATATGGTGATCTACATGATGTTATTGGATATCAATATGGTGGTTCTGGTAGTGCATTCAACTTACCTGACTATACAAACTCTGTTCATGTTGGTACAGCTGATCCAGCTAGTTTCACTGAAGGTAATCTTACTGATAGTGGTGCTGATTATACAACAAAGGGTGTTGTTTACTTTATTAAAGCTGAAGCTGATGGTGTTATTGAGACTACATTAACAGTTTCTAATGGCTTAACAGCTACTAAGGATGGAGTACCACAATCTAGCACATTTTCATTACTTGACGGTGCTGTAGATATTGGTATGCCTGTTCCAGGTATCGCAGTGTTTGATGAAGCTGCTACTGACACATTTTTTACTAAAGCCACATTCACAAAGTTCTGGGTAACTGGTTCAGGCGCTACTGGTGGTAGTGTTTCAGGTGGTTCTGCTTCTACTATTATGGGTACTATTTCAGCTCCTATTGGAACTATTATAGATTATACAGTTGGTGCTGGTAGAACAACTTCACGTACAACTGGTGATGATTCTTTCATTGGAATCAATGGAGGTGCTGAACTTGCAAGATCATTCGGTGCTGTTGCTCCTGCACGTGATTCTTGGGCCGGTCTTCTTACAGCCAATGGTGGTTCTTTTGATCCAACTGATGCACATATTCTAGGTGTTCATATGCTTTCAGGTGCTTGGGGTGGTATGGACTGCAGTGAAGGTGATGAAGAGACTCATGGTAACGCTTCATTCTGGGGCGGGGCTGGTGCACCAGGTGCATCCGGTCACTCTGTTGGTAGTAACTCTTTTGGATATACATCTGATGGTATTGTAAAGTTTGAGTGGGGAATGTAAAATATACATTATCCCACTTGAAAAATAAGATAGGGGATTAAATAAGTATATGGTTTACCCAACACTTCCCCTTTCTGCTGCCTCAGTAGCTGTATTCGAGGAAGGAATGTCTCCACAGTATGACATCACATGGTCATTCACTTACGAATTAAGTGGCTGGACTGCTGATGATGAGATTGGCTATTGTATGTTTCTACAAGACGGTGCTCATACATTGAGTGGTGGTGGTATTGGACCTGATCTTGGGTTTTCTGGTGGTGGAACGTTTGTAGCTGAAACTGCTCGAGCAATGAACATGCCTGTACTTGGTATTGGCTTTGATAGCTTAGGTGTATTTGCTGCTGAACTTGAATATACAACTGGTGCAATAAGATCTGGTGTTGATTATGTTCCAAATAGCATAACAATCCGTGATAGCAATTTTGATGTTATAACAACACAAGCACTTACACAGTTTAACCTTGTTAGTGACGGTAAAAGAACAATTCGCGCACGTCTCGGTGATTATGGAAGAAAGGTATTCGTCGATTATAAGGATGAAGGTGATACATTCTTTACATCTTTGCTTACACAAGAAGTAAGTCTAGATATTTCAGCTGGATCTAGATATAGACCTGGTGTTTCATTTGTTAAACCTCTTACTGGTACTACAAACGGTGTTATTGTAACAACAGGTTTCCATGTTGATGGTAATCAAACAGATGCAGATGAGGAAGAGTTTGAATTTACCCCTTTAGTTCCTTTCGATTTTAATAATAGGTCAGATCTACCTACAGTACAAGGTGTACCAACATCTGAAGATAAACCACGTCTACCTTTCTTAGGTATGGAGCCACATGTTGGATGTCCTGATGGTAACTGTGACCTTTCAGCAACAGGAGCTACTATCAATGAGAGCTTCTATCCAAATACTTTCTTATATGGCATGTCAGCCTTTATTGGTGATGTAGAACTACAATGGGCTACACCAGCTAACCCTTATAGATTCATATTTAACTATGATGATGGTACTAAGCTTGATACAGGCTTTGTTGGTAGCCCGATTTACGATTATGGTGGCTTTTCACGCTCTGTATTCATTGCTGGTATCCTTTCATCATTCAATCATGGTGAGTATCCAACAACTGAACTTGCTTCTGATGGCTATCCTGTAGTGAATAGCTTGTTATCCGCTGGTCTCAGCTCATTCTATAAAGATACTGATACTTCACGACTTGAAGTTAATGTATTTGCCCCTCTTTCAACAACTGACTGGGAAGTTCTTGTTGGTTGCCCTTATTATACCCTCTCATGCGGTACTGAAGATAGTTTCTTATGCGGACTAACTCAACAACATGAGACACTACGTAGAATCGTATTTACTAATCTCTAATAGACTATGCCTGCACCTCCACCAACCCCAAGTACTACACCAACAGCTGGTAACTTTACTCTATCGTACGTAGGGACTGAAGATTTATCTGTAGGTGTTAATCTACAGTATAGAGGTATTGAATATGCTAGTGATGGTAACTTATACTTGATACCTTACGCTGCTCAAGAGGTAGTTCAGCATGATCCGAATGACGATTCACAGGTTGAGTATAATATTAATGCTTTTGAACCTACCAGTACACTAAACAAGTATGTTGGTGCTGCTATTGCTGATAATGGAAAGATCTACACAGGTCCACATGGTGCTAATACATCACTTGTTATAGATCCTAGTACTAACCCACCAACTTTTAGTGAGGTAACTGGTAATGGAACCTTTTCACTTCAAGCACGTGGTCCTGTATATAATAACGACAGAGTTTACATCCCAAGTTACACTGGTGGTCGTTGGTGGCGTGTAGTTAACACTACAACTGATAATGTTGCTTCTAGTATTGCTTGGGCTACGGCTCCAAGAACAGATCTTATCTATCAAGTCCGTCCTACATATGCTTCTGAGAGTGGTATGTTCTATGATACCAACTGGGGTGCTGTAAATGGTGGTAATGATAAGATGTATGGTATGCCTTATGGGGCGTCACGTATTAACATCCTTGATACAACTGATAATAGTGTATCTTGGGGTACAGATTCTCTTTCTGGTAATGCACCAATGAATAATGCATTTAGATCTAATGATGTTCTGCAGAATGCTACTTGGTTCAACAAATATAGAAGTGGTGTTCTTGCTAGTAATGGTTGTATCTATGCACATGGTCATAAAGCCCGTGCTATTCTTAAGATTGATACATCAGATGATTCGGTTACTGAGATTCCATACCCAGATGCTATCATCGATGAGATGACTGATAGCAATCCAGGATCATATCTTACTCCTAATGCTGCTTCATTTAGTTCTGTGCTTGGTGGTGATGGTAAAGTATATAGTGTACCTTGGAACATCCCATTCCTTATATGGATTGACCCATCTGATGATTCTATTCAATATTTAGATATTAGCTCTACTCTTGCTAGCTCAGGCTCTACATTATCTAATGGTGGGTGGTATACATTTGGTACATCTATTGGTAATTCTATTTACTATTCACCAGCTGCTGCTAATAAGATTCTTAAAATTGAACTTGCTGCTGTTGCACCTTCCCCTACCCCTACTGTTTCAAATAGTGTTACACCTACTGGTACACTTACCCCTACACCTAGTCAAACAAGACCAGTATCAACCCCTCCTCCAACACCACCTACTGTATCTGGAACACCTCCAGGTACTCCAGCAACAACTTTCACACCGACACGTACACAGACACCTACACAGACAGGTACAGTAGCACCACCTTCAGCTACTGCAACT